AGGTCGCCCCTGGTGCCGAGCGCGGGAACATGCTCGGTCGGGAACAGTGGCCGGCCGAGGAGGAGCCACCCGTCGCCGGGGGAGAACTGCAGCCACGCCGACGGCGCGGTCGCCGCCGACGCCGGGATAGTGCCGATCAGCAGGTACAGCTGCAGGAGCTGGCCGATGACGTCGGGGCTGGCGAGCCAGATGAAGTCGTTCAGCGACGCGGGGAGCATGCGGGTGGCCATGTTCACGATGTCGATCTGCAGCACCTTCGAGCCGGTGCTGCGGGACACGTTCACCGCGCAGGCCGCGTTCAGAATCCCCTGCGGCTGGCCCACGCCCGACCCGGCTATGAAAGCCTGGTCCTCGGACCACGCCAGGCCCAGCGGGACCGACGTGCGGATGAAGGCGTCGAACGCGCCCGCGTCCGCCAGGAGTTCGTTCGGGACCGCGCCCAGGTAGGCCGCCAGCTTCTTCGCCTCGAAGACAATCCGCTGGTAGGCGGGCGCGGTCGCAGAGATTGCCGTGTTCTCCTCGGTCCAGTTCCACGTCAGGCCGCCAAACAGTGCATTGGAGGCGTGGGTCGTGTCGTCCACGGTGGGGATGCCGAGCCGCAGCGTGTCCGCAGGCAGGACGGTCGCGCGGGGCCGGATGATCGCCGCCTCTAGGCTGGCGAGCATCAGGTCGCTGCGCAGACCTTCAGGCACCAAATACCCGCCGCCGGACGGGACGCGCTCGCCCATCGCGTCCATCAGTTTCCGCAGGCGCCGGCCCGCGTCGGTGGACTCGCCCGTGAAGTCAGCCCGGGCCGCCGCGGCGAGCTCGGCCCAGCCGGACACCTCGCCGTTCAGCCCGGCACCCGGGGCGTCGTCGCGGTACAGCGCGCCGAGCGCGGTCCCCGGCCGGCCCTTCGTCTTGCTCATGCCAGCAGCCCTTCACCGTTTGATGGGGCGGATGTAGTCGCGGGGGTACTGCCATCCGTCGAAGAGGCAGTAAAGCTGGACGTCCGAACCCGAGTCCGTTGGCGGGGCATTACGGAGGGGCTCCCCGCACTTGGGGCAGGCGAACGGGGGGGTGTTGGCCCACCACTCGAACTCCTGGTCTGCCATTTTGAGGACGTCGAGGAGCTGCCACCAGGACATTCCGCCTCCTGCCCGCCGTGGGCCACCCAGGCGATAACGGACTCATCACGGCCGAGGATCGCGGCCATGCGCCACACGCCGACGCGGCGGTGTTCCTGGCGTATCCAGGCCACCGCTTCGGGTGTCAGCGCGTCACACACTGGGCGCGGGGTCCTCTGCTGGCGCGTCAGCGGGGGCCGAAGACGCGGCGGAGCTCGCTGGCGGCGTCGAACCCGGGGCGGGGGTAGTCGCGGGCTCTGACAGGCCAGGGTCCGGCGTCACCTCCGGCGCGGGCTCTTCCACGGGCGCGTCAGGCGCGGCGGGTGGCGCGAACCCCGGCGGCGCGTGGCCCTCCTCATACGACGGGCCCTCATAGGTCGTCTTCGGCACTGCGTCCTCCTCGTAATCGGGCACGTATTCCGTGCCCCAGCACTGCGGGCATGCCGGGAGCCCCACCGCGAACACGGTGGAGCATCCCGGGCACACCCAGCAGGCCATCGGCGGTCAGGCGCTCAGCGCGGCCAGGTTCGCCGGGTCACGCTGCACCAGCAGGTCGGTGACCACCGCGACGACCAGCGCGGAGGTGGTCTTGACGACCTCGACGTAGTTCGCGGTCGCCGGCAGGTCGTTGGCGTCCACGTAGAACTCCAGGCACCCACCGGACGGGACCGTCAGTGTCGCCGCCGCGGCCTGCGTCTGCTCGGTCCAGCCCGCCGACCCGTTGGTGGCGGTGGACTGCCGGTAACGGGTGATCGTCGCCAGGTTCGTCGCCGACCCGCCGGCGGTCGCCTGCCACTTCAGCGTCACCACCTCGTTCGCGCCGTAGGCGTAGAACGTCACGCCCTGCGCGTTCTTCAGCGAGATCGACCGCGATTCCGCCACGGGGACGGTGTTGATGGCGCGGCCCGCTGCCTCGATAGCCATTAGGCACTCTCCTCTTCCGTGCGGCCGAGCCGCCTGACATTGATCGGTAGTTCGTCCTGAACTGGAGCCGCCGCCAGCTCAGCGGCGAGCCTTGTGTTTGCTGCTTCCAGCCGGTCAGCGGCCCGCCGCATGCGCTCCGGGCTGTCGCCAAAGTGGCCGATGCCCTTGTTGCACGGTTCGCAGGCCACGCCGCGGATACACCTGCCGCACGACCGATCACCCCGGCAGCAGGAATGATCGTGATCGATGTGGACGGCGCGCTTGTATTCAAGTGCCAGCGGCTCGCCGCACAGATAGCAGAGGCCTTCCTGCTCCTCGACCATCCGTGCGAACTGGTCAGGCGTCATCCCGTACTTGTGCTTAAGCCGCCAGCGCCAGCCGTCTCCCCTGTTCGCGGCCTGCACCCTCTCCGGGTTCATATCCCGCCAGCGTTGCGAGGTAGCGCGTGCCTTGTCGCGGTGACCGGCGCGGTACTCAGCCTGGTACGCCTTGACGTCGAACGTCTTGGCCCGGTTGTGCCTGCCGCAAGTACAGCCCGGCAGGCACCGGCGGCCGAAGCCTTCCCGGCCCGGTTGATGCTTCCAGCAGCCGCAACCTGGCTCGCACTTCCTGCTTCCTGGCATAATGGCGTTACCCCAGGTCAGGCGTGGAGGAGAACGACCGGGGACAGCGTGTTACCGCCGTTCTCGGGGGTGATCGCCGACTGAATCCAGGTCCGCCCGTCAAGACGCTCGGTGATCCGGAACGCGGTGAGGTCGTTGGCGAACTTGTAATGCTCTGAACTGGCGATTTGCATGGCCTGGCGATCCCCCAAGAGGTAGTAGCCAAGGTCAACCAGTGCGAGGCATCCCTGCGACGCCAGCGCCGGCATCTTCTCGCTGATGACCAGCGGCCGGCCCATCAGCCGGTAGTTGTAACCGGAGCCGTCCCCGCCGCCGGGGAAGCCACCCGCGGCGGTGAACCCGGGGAGCCACAGCGGCGGCGCGATCCCCGACGCCGTGGTCAGCGTCAGCAGGCCCGGCAGCACGTCGGGCGAGCAGATCCACACCGCGCTGTTCAGCGAGTTCGGCAGGAGCCGCGCATAAAGCCCGGCCAGGTCGCTGTACTGCACCGCGGTCCCGGCGCCACCGGCACGCGACCCGCCCACGACCGCGCACGGGGAGTTCAGGAAGCCCTGCGGCTGGCCCACGCCCGAGCCGTTGATGAACGCGACGTCCTCGAACCATGCGATGGCCACTGGGAACATCTGGTTGAACCACTGGTCGAGCGCCTGCACCGAGTCCTGGAGGAGCTCGTTCGGGATCTCCGTGTAGGCCGTAAGTTTCTTGGCCTCCAGGACGAGCCGCGAGAACGCGGGCTGGCTGGCGGTGAGCGCCGCCGCCTCTTCCGTCCAGTAGCCGATTACCCCACCGAACACGGACGAGGTGTGCGACGTGTCGTCGATCGTCGGGTACGGCACGCGCAGCGAATCCATCGGGATGATGCGCGCACGCGGGCGCACCACGGCGTTCTCCAGCGCCACCATCAAGATGGCCGACCGCAGGTGCTCGGGCACCAAGAAACCGCCCTGGCTCGGCACCCGCTCGGAGAGCGCGTTCTGCATGACCCGCTTGAAGTTCCGCAGCGACTCCACGTCGTCCGGCCGCTCGGCCTCGGCGCGGTGCCAGATCGCCTGCAGGAACGTCCCGATGTCCCTGGCGTAGGGCTCGCTGTCGAGCGGCGCACCCAGCGCGGTGCTGTTGAACAGGCTGTTCCGCGCGATGACCTTGTGCATCGGCAGTTCGGCGTTCGCGGCGCGTGCCCTGGCGGCGTCGGTCGCCATCACTTCCGGCAGGCCCGCCGACAGCCCGGCGGCGGACACGGCGCCCGTGCCCGGTGCGGGGGTGCCCTTCAGGTAGTCCTGAAGGTCGGCCTGCATCTTCTCGGCGAGCTGCTTCTCGATGGCCGCCATCTGCTTGGCGACGTACTCGTTCATGACCTGACCGAGGCGGGAGTCCCGCTCGTTCAGCATTTCCTCCAGCTCGGTGCTGTTCGCTGGAACCGGGACTTTCTTCCCGCTCACTTGGCGTCTCCCTTCAGAGCCTTCTTGAACTGGCCCGGACCCCAGGTGAGCCGGGTTTGCGCGCTACTGCTGCTTGCGTCGCCGCCTCCGGCGGCCTTCAGGTGCGCCTTCAGGTGCTTCTTCGCGGCGCCGGCGTTGGTCAGGCCCTTGGTCTGCGGCAGCCGCGACAGGGCGTTCCGCACGCCGTCCGGGTCGGCCGCATCCCCCGGATGGGCGTGATGCGGCAGCGCCCAGCTGGACTGCTTCGCCGGGTCGCCCGAGCGGCGCCCGGCGCAGATCGAGGCGTAGGCGGCGGCCGGGTTGTCGGCGTTCGCCGCCGCGGACATCGCCGCGCCGCCATCCCAGTCAGCCACCAGCGGCGGCGGCCCGCCGTGGATGTGGACCTCCCAGGCGCCGATCGTGACGGGCGCGGCCGGGGCTGGCTGACCGCTCCCCAGTACGCCATCAGCCAGCCCCAGATCAACCGCCTCCTGCCCGA